GTTATTGCCTTCACCTGCAATGCCGATTCCGCCTGCGGGATTTCCTGCGACGTTGTCTGAACCTGCACCACCGCCTGAACCGCCTGAACCGCCTCGTCGCGAACCACCATAACCACCACCATTTGCTGAACTAATAAACGACGACGCGCTTCCGTTGTTGCCGCCTTCGTTGCTTGCCGTTGCTGCGCCACCTGCGCCGACTTTGATTGTGTAAGTACCTTTTCCGACAATGCCTGAGCCTGTGACGAATCCGCCTGCTCCGCCGCCACCGCCGCCACCGTTTCCGCTGCCTGTATCGGAACGACCACCGCTACCGCCACCACCGACAAGAAGAAACTCGACGCTCAGCGTTCCTTTTACACCACTAGGAAAAAAAGTGAAGACCGACGCCGACGTTGCTACGAGTGTGCCGCCTCCATGTTGCGCGATCACTAGGGAGCCTGCTGTGTTGATGGTGACGCCTGCACCGGCGGTGACGGTGGTTGCGCCTGCGCCTTTGTTGGCGATGAAGATGGTGTCGCCCGTTGCGAAGACTGAGTTGTTGATGGTGACGGTGTTCGCTGATGCGACGTTCATCACGATGCGTTTGCCGACATCGCCAACGAGCGCAACATACGAAGCGGTCTGGTCGTTGATGGGCAGTGTCGTGATTGCGTTCATCTGCGCAGCGGTGAGGACTTGACCCTGCGTGAATGGGAATGGTGTCGTCATACGGGGATTATCCTAGCCCAACGTCAGCGTCGTCAAGTTCACTGGTGTTCAAGATGAACTGGGTGAGGAGTTGGGCTTGACCGAGACCCAATGAGACACGATGAGTCTGGGGTGAGATGTCGTGGGAGATGGATTCCACGAACATTGTTTTGGTGACGGTTGCAGGCGACCCGGTCGTGTAGGTCTTGGTGATGGCCACCAGATCACCAATCTCCAACGTCGACACATCCTGCCCAGCAGCAGGAGTCAACCCGTTGAGTGTCACCCCAATCTCGTTGAATCGGAACACAGGGTTCTTGTATTTGTCCAACAAGTTTTGGGCTAGGGCCGTGCCGGCTGCGAGGGTGTTGAGTGGCAGGTCGGACAGGCTGAGGGTGGTGACACCGAACTCGGTGGTTGAGGTGGTGTCCACCGCAGTTGCCACCGACAAACCTTGCACGCCGACTTGGATGCGGTTGTAAAGCGTCTCGGCACCGTAGCCAACGGACAAGCTTTGGTAGGCGTAGGCGGTGCCTGCACTGTCGGTGAATGACATGATGGCGGTGGAGAACGAGAAGTCGATGCGCGGCTGGAACACTGCGGTGCCGCCACGGTCCACAAAGAATCGTCCGTCTTCGGCGATGGCTATTGCGTCGAGTGCGTTCTTGACGTTGTCGTTGTTGTCGTAGGCGACGGTGCCGAGTGTGGCGACACCGGTGGCGATGCTGCGTAGGGCGGTGGAGAATGCGACCTCTGGGCGGTCAAGGATGGTGGTGATGCGATCCGATGACAGTTCCGATGACGGGTTGAACGCGACGAGGTTGGTGCGTGCCAGGGTGGAGAGGTCGTCGGTGCAAGTGACCAGGGCGAACGAGTTGTTGGGTTGCACATAGTCGATGTCTAGGTCGTTGATGCGGCCGATGAACAGCGGTTCTTGTCCTGCGGTGCCACCGTAGATTTGCACGAAGCGTCGTGGGGCGATACCGAACCCGCCTTGGAAGTAGGTGGATGCGGTGTTCGCCGGGTCGAAGGAACGGTTGGATGCTTTGTCATCGAGCACGACGGTGGCCTGCCCGATGGACATGGTGTCCAACTGGGTTTGACGGCCACGTTTGATGTTGACACTCAACACGAACTCGGTGACGTCAGCGAAGTCCACGTTCCCATCCAGCACATCAACGCCGTTGAGCACCGAACTGTCAAGTGTGAACGCATCCTGGGTCAGCCCAGTGTCCAACAGAATCTTGTATGTCTGACCCCAGATGGCTGTCTTTGCCATCGGCTACACCGAGTATGTTCCGTAGGCGCGATTCAACTGGTCAAGATAATCCTGAATCTCCTGGGCTACCTGCAACGGATTGACGATGCTCGAGTTCACTGTGATCTCCACCTTGTCGGGCAGGTTGCGTTGACCACCACCGCCGCCGTTGCCGGATGTTGCAGCAGGCACGACAGGCACCAAGCCGGTGACTGGGTTGGCAGCAGAGATTTTCGGGAACAACGCCTTCACCGCGTCAAGTTCTTTCAATGCCGCAATGTATTCGTTCAGCTGCTCGGTCTGCTCTGCGATTGCTTCGGTCAGTTCATCGGCTGCTTCCTTGCCAGCAATCTGTGCCGCCGTGACCGCATCTTGGAAAGGCAACAGTTCTTCGTCACCTTCACGGAGGCCGACGGTCTCAATGCGTAGGAGGCGACGGGCTTCTTCTAAGTCTGTGGTCTGGTCAATCAAACTGTCTTGAGCGTCAGCGACATTGAACTGTGCTTCGGCCAAGTCAATCTCTGCTTTGCGACGGTCATCTGCTGTTGCTTCGGGGTCGGCACGAATGAGAGCAAGTGCCTTCTCAGCATCTTTGACCGCAATGATTGACTCTTCAACTCCGAACTTGGATCGGGCCAAGCCACGTTCGGCAGCGGCCACCTTGCGTTGAGCAGCCTCAATCTCGGCTGGGCTTCCCGCTGACTGTGCTGCGAGCAGTTCTTGCTGGGCTTTGGCAACCGCCCGGGTGGCGTCGTCAACGGACAGCGAAGCCTTCTCTACGTTCTTCTGGCTGCGACCGAACGCATCCGAAGCGGACTTCGCTTTCTTTGATGCGCTGGTGAACTCGGAGAGGCGTTGCTCGACGGTCTTGATTTTGTCGCCAGCATCTTTGACCTTGCCACCGGTCTTGCCAGCCTCATCACCGAAGTCTTCGAGTGAAGTCCTAGAACCTTTGGCGTTGGCGGTGACGGCAGCCAACTTGCGTTCAACGGTGTCCAACGGTCCTCGCCCGATGATGTCAAGTTTCTTTGAGGCGTAGTCAACCGACGCTGAGAAACCGTCAAACGCTCGATTGACTGCATCAGTTGAATCGTTGGAGATGTCCAGAACTTTGTTGAATAGTTTGAAAGCATTGACTGGCCCAAGGGAGATTCCTGTTGTCAAAGCAAGGAATGCCGCAGTTTTTTGTGCTTGACCTCCAAGGGTCACGATTGCAAGAGAAATCCGACGCAGAACCTCAATGGCTGTTTTTCCAGTTTCGCCGAATGCCGCAGCAAAGTAGGCGAACCCCGCTCTCACACCAGAGCTTTGGAACTGGTCAACTGCCAATGAGATTGCTGGAACAAGTTTGTTTGTCAAGAACTCTGTGAATCGGATGACTGTCGGCAGCAGCAATGTGCCGAACTGTTCTTTCAGTTCGTCAACCGCAATACCGAACGCACGGAACCGACCGGCAGCCGAATCGGCTTTCGCTTCTGCTTGCCCTTCAAATGCTTCACCAAGTTGTTTAGTGACCGCAGCAAAGTTCTTTGTCTTGACTGCACCAGCATCGAGCGGCACACCCAACCTGGTCAACTGTGTGAACGTGCCCTGGCTGGCACGAGCCAATGCAATCGTCACCGATTCCAAGTCACGGCCCGTACCGGCAGAGATGTCCAACGCCAACGACAACAACTTCTGCGACTGAGCAAAGTCACCCGTAGCGGTGACGAGTGTGCCGAAGGCTGGACGCAACTGGTCGTCGGCAACCGCAGCACTCTTTGAGAACTGGGTAATCAGTTTTTCGGTCTCAGTAACCAACGCCTCAGACTCACCAAACGTGTTCTTCAACGCCTGAGCAAGACGGGCTTGCGACTCGGCATCCTCAGCAGCGGCCTTGATAGCGAACCCTGCCGCAGCGGTGACAGCACCGAACGCTGCTGTGCCTGCAATCGCAACCGTCTTGAATGAAGGCAGCAGACTTGTGAGCTTGCCACCGAGTCCTTGTTTGCCGAACGTGCTGTTGGCTTCGCCTGCAACCTTTTGGAACGCCGAGATGACTTGCTTCGGGTCGGCAAAGAGCTTGACTAGGAAGTCACGTGTAACGGCCATGACTGCCGATTCTACTTGTTAGCGAACGATGTCTTTTGTGAGTTCCCGCCACTCGGCACGCAGACGACTATGAACCTGGTCTTGGGTCAACCCAACAAACCGCGACAAGTCGGCAGGTTCAGTCCACCACTCCTCGGTCAACGCATAGTGACGCTTCGAGTTCTGTGCAGCCTTCGGCATCCGAGCAACACGCAACCGTGGTGCAATGAACACCTCACCCAACCCGGCATCAAGCAACGCACCGTGGCCGATACGACGACTCGGTGTTGAGCCTTGCGGATGTTGTGGCAGGTAGAAGATTCGTGCCGGGTCTTTGGTCGCAGGGTCGCCAACGACGTTGATGCGTTCATGCAACGAAGTCCACACCTCAGCCCAACGATCTGCTGGCACAGGGTCTTTGAGTGGCAGCACCAAGTGCCAATGCTCATCACCTGGGCGATGCGACCAGGTGGTGTATGCCATGTATTCCAAGCCATCCAGAAGTGCATGGTCGAAGGCTTCACCGTCCATGTCAATCACCAGACATGTCACGGCGTCGACGTTGCGGTTGGCTCGGGTGGTGCCGGGTGCGTAGATGACTGGCGACCAGAGTGCGCGACGGTCTTTCTTGCGTGTCTCTTTGCTGACAAGCAACTGCGATGACAGATGCGCCCACGACTCTGCGAGTGGCTTCGGGACGACTGCCTTGACGAAGTCAAAGCGGACAGCACGGACGTTGTCTAACTGGATTTCAGGAAACATGGCGGGCTCCTCGGATGTCAGCGTAGCGTCAGTCAGCCCCAGGAGCAAGCTTCTTGAGAACCGTGTCAATGGCTGCCAAATACTCGGTGGCGATGGTGCCCTTGCTGTCTCGCACGGCCTGCCAAAAGAAGTAGCCCTGACGGCCACGGTGACGCAAGAACTGTTGCGTGTTCTTACGACGACGGCCACCAAACTCGGCACCGAAGAACACCTGCCCCATCGTCACCGGCTGCTTGCGTTTGCGGTTAGTCCTTGACGCCGACACATAGCCACGCTTGCCATCAAGCTTGATGGTGGGGATACGGTCGCTTCGAGCACGCAACCCTCTGACAACTTGGCTGGCCTGAGAATGGCCAGAGGAACCTTCTCTGGGTTTGCCGTGCGGTGGTTGCTGATTGGCGTTCACCTTCGCCCGGTCGACAACAACCTGGGCAACTTGTTGAGCTGCTTTGCGCATCTCGCCGTTGAACCGATCCGATGCTTGTGATGCTTCCTTCAAGAACTGAAGGAGACCTGGTGCAATGAATGCAACCTCAGCACCACGACCGATGGTGACTTTGCCACTTGATGATGATGACAAAGCCATGTCAACGATTGTAGGTCGTGTTCGGATTCTGCTTCACATGCTTCCAACGCAAGTATGCGCTCATCGTGTAAAGCATTCTCGGTGACTCTGTCAGCAACACTGACGGGGCGATGCCCGTCTCAACCGCCAGGTAGGCGATCAACCAGTGGGCTGACTGCTCTCCAAAGGGACTATCGGTTCCTCACCCGTGTCAATGTCGATGCCTTCAATGGTGCCGCACCAATCATCAAAGTTCAGTGTCGTGACCTTGCGACGCTTCTCTGAATGCCATGCGAACCATGCGAGGTCGCGGGTCTTCAAGTTTGTTTCAATGTTTGCCATTGAGACGTTGTGGACTTCTTCGTATTTGACGAAGTCGGCAAACTCACACAATGCTTTGCGTGACTCCGTTGTCGTTCGGACAATGAGTGCAATCTTCATGTATTACCTCCGCAGGGTGAAGTGATTAGAACTAGGCGACAGCCTTGGTGATTGCGCCCGAGATTGGGAACGTGACGTCTGCGGTGGCGAGTTCGCCGACTGCACCGTTCACTGGTGTCCACTCGGTTACGAGAACGCTGAACGTGTAGGAAGGGTTCGCTGTTGATGCGACGGCCGTGCCGTTTGGCTTGACAACCATCGTGACTGCGGTTGAGCCGACGAGTGGGAAGAACAATCCGTCGATGGCGTTGTAGTCGTTGTGAACCGACAAGGTCACTGAGTTGTCAATCAAGCCGGACACGCGGGTCTGAGCCGACGATCCGAATGCGGTCGTTGAAACTTCGGCAGCGGTGGTCGAGATGGTGATGCTCGCACAGTTGGCCGAGATGTCGGTGCCGTTGAACGAGATGTTTGCATCTTTGAGAACTAGCTTTGCCATGATTACTTGTCTCCTGCCTTATCGGCTGTTGAGGATTGCTTGGAAGATTCTGCGACTGGCGTGATGATGCCTGCTGCAATCAACAACTCTACATTGTCAATCCCGCTTCCGTCCACATGACCGCCGGGCTTTACGCCGCTAACTGGGAATGGGCCGGAGACAAGGTACTTTGCCATGGTCTAAGCGTACACCGTGACATTGAAGTCGACCGTCAGGTAGGTCGTGTCGTTGGCATCAAAGTTGGTGATGTTGCTGGACGAGTTGACAATCAGGTCGTCGCACACTCCGCCCAAGGTTCGGTCGGCTTCGATTGCTGCCCTGATTGACTTGGTGCCCGAGAACGCAGTGAACTGGTCAATGTCATCTTGTGCGGTTCGTTCCGATGATCGGAACACAACGACGGTGACGGTGAAGTCCATGACCACTCCACCGTTGTTGAAGCCGCGGTCGTGGTATCGAATCTCGGTCAGCGTCGGGAATGCGAACGGTGGGTTGACTTGGTCGGGTTGGTAGTCAAACGCACGCAACCCTGGGATGGTTTCAATCCGAACCTTGAGTCCGTCTTTGATTTGGCTTGGTGTTGCAGGCATCAGGCAAACATCCGCATCCGTCGATACGGCTCAACCAACTGAGCCATGTCAGGGTCAAGGAATCGAGAGACACGAATAGCACCCAGGTCACCGAACCCGGCAACACCGAGAGGACTGTCCAATCGTTTGAACAATCGTGACGCTTGGATGATGCACGCCTGCTTCACAGGTGACGGCACCGACGCCCACCCGTAGCGGGCAGTCACTTGGACAAGTGCTTGCTCACCGTAGTTGGCGTTGACGGTTGGGAACAGGTAGTCGCCAATGGCACGCAGTTTGTTGAACGACCATTCGATGCCATCCAAGTATCCGTTCAACGGTTCAAGCTGCACATCGGTCGCATCCCACGTCACATCAAAGTTGCCATCAGCAAACGTCGAGGTCTTCAAGATGAATCCGGTGGTCGTGTAGATGTCGTCAATGTCGCACACGTATTCGGTGTTCGCTTGGTAGACGCGAACCGTTGCCGAACCATACGCCCAGAACTGTCGGCTGCAATAGCCGTCAATCAAACGGGATGCAGATTCGGTTGCGCTGTCAATGAGCGTGTCGTCGGCCGTGTCAGCCGTACCGATTCTGAGAGCGGCCTTGACTTCTGCCCTGGTCGCATAGCCGTTCGTGATTGTCATGGTGGCTCAATCCTACTCAACGACAGACAGCAGGGACTCAACCTCTTGCACGAACACCGAACGATTCTTCGCCACCCAACCTTGATACACAAGTTGCGAAGCAGAAGGACTCTCACGATCCATCAACTCAGCCACCTTCCCAATCACCTCATCCAACGTCTCGAACTTGTACCAGTTTGACAACGGCATGTCTTCCCAGTAGGTGGCCGACCCGATGTATGTCGACATGACAAGACACCCAGCCAACGCCGCTTCACGAGGCAAACGGTCCCGCCCCGGATGCTTACCGAAATCCACATACACCTTCGAAGCGTGCAACACCTCCGACACTCCAAGACTGTCCATGCCACCCAACTCAGCAACTTGGAACCGACCCGACTGCACGAACGGTCGCAACAACCCGGCATCCTTCGCAGGGTTCACCACCACCTGCGGCTGCCTCTCACGCAACACAGGTTGCACCGACACCCAATCGGTCAACATCATCCGCTTGCCCTTGTCACGAACATGGTCCCAGGCGTACTCAGATTGGCAGAGATGCAACGAAATCTTGTCGAGGTTGCGTTGCCCATGGGTGCCGAAGTTGCCGACGCTCAGCCACCACAACGCGCAACGGTTCTTGAACGTGCTCGCCATCTCAGGCCAAATCTCAGGGAACACAACCAACGCATCCTCGGGCACCTGGTCTCGGAGAATCTTCGGGCAGACATAATGCTGATAGGGCTGCGGAGTTGTGTGCGGTGCGAACGGCCAATAGAGGATGGCAGCCGATCCACGCTCAACATGGTTCGCGGTGTGCACCAACTGGTGCATCGCCTCAGGCCCACCAGTCACAGCATTCGCCGGGCACACCACCACCAGTTTCAATCCCACCCCAACTCCAATCGTCGGTTCAAATCCCAATCCAACGGCAGGTCTGCAATCATCCGTTGCTCGAACAGCCGTCGGTTCGCATCAAAGGTTGCTTGGTTGCGCATCTGGAACTTTGCGTTTGATTGCAGGGTGCTGGAGTTGCGGTGGTTGATGGCAGCCGAAGAACGGTGAATGTCCACACCTTTGCGTTGGGCTCGCACCTCATAGTCGTTGTCCTCGAAGTACGCAGGATGGTAGCCCTCGTGGAACAGTCCGACCTGCTGCACCACTTGTGAACCCAACCAGAAACACGACCACGGTGGCTTGCCACCCAACACCAGATTCGTTGACGACGCCTGGGCAAAGAAGTCGGCGACACCGTTGAGGCCGAACCCGACATCATGGTTGACGATCATCCACCCGGTGGACTTGCAGGTTGCTTTGATACCAAGATTCCAAGATGCCGCAACACCGAGATTGGTTGGCATCCGATAGTGGAAGATGCGTTGCGCCTTCGTGGTGCGTGGCTCCCACGTCGGATGGTTGCCGTTGTCGATGACGACCAGGTCAATGATGCGCCCGTCAAACGACGTGAGCATTGAATCGACTCGCTCATGCTCGGTCAAGACCGGCACGATTACGACTGGGACAAGCGGCACCATTCTGCAATCTCCTTCATCGCTGGCTTCCAGTAGGTCTCATAGACGTGGTCGGCTTCGTACTGTTTGGCGAAGTCAATCGCCTTCTGCGAACGGCCACGGCCACGGGCATACGCCTGCTCGAGCCCGTTGAGGATGCTGGGCACCGACGGGGTCAAGAACCATGAGGCTTGGGCTGGGTCCCAATACGGTTGCCCGTCTGCTATCCAACCGTCACCACACAGCTCAGGTTGCGCTGTGAAGCGTGAAACGACCACAGGCGTCCCACACGCCTGGGCTTCCACCACAGGGATGCCAAAGCCCTCTCCCATGCTGGCAGCCAGATAGACGTCTGCGGCCGTGTAGAGGGCTGCCATCGCGTTCTGAGGCAAGCCCATGCGGTAGGTGTACGGATCGCAGTAACGGATGCGAGTCTCGTCAATGCCACACATGTGGGCGAGCAACTTCAAGTCGATGCCACCCATGGAGGCCGACTGCTCGGTGTGCATGTAGAGCACCGCATCGTCATGCTTCTGGGCGAACATGCTGAACGCCATGAAGTTCTCAGCGAACGCCTTGCGGGGAGGATGGGCACCTTTGTTCACGCTCGTCATCATCACAACGAACTTGTCTTCTGAGAAGCCCATGATGTCTCGCCCGGTGATGACCTTGCCGTGGTTGTCTTTGATGTGGGCAGTCGGTTTGAACACCGACTCGATACCGTGCGGCACGTAGACGTTGCGAATCCCAAAGTTGTTCAGTTGCTCATGCCCGAACTTGGACATCGCAATCGGCATCACATTCGGACGTTGACACCAGGCTGCGACATCCGGTGGGCAAGGCTGATGGTCAATCGGAACCCACGACGCAATGTTCGGAACCTTCTCCAAACTTGGAGACTTCAACACCCAGACATCAAACAATGTCATCAACAGTTTCGGCAGGTTTGAACCTTGTGTCCAATCCATCCAGTGTGCAGCGACGATGTCGTCGCTGTAGGCGTTCATTCCTCGCGGATAGATTTTGATTCCGTTCCACGTTGACGTGGACGCTTCGAGGCCGTAGATGGAGTGGATTGCGATTTCGTGCCCGTCTTGGATGAGCCTTTTCGTGGCTTGCTGGGTTTGCTGACCGTAGCCTGTTCCTGCCCATGGGGCGTTGGAATACCAGAGTGCTCGGACTGCGTCCGCGGATCTACGACTGACTCCTCTGGCAAGTGAGCTACGCCCCGCTGCAAGAGCAGGATCGCCTCCGGGCCCGGTAAGTCCAATGGGACTCCCTTGATGATTACTCGCATTCACGCAGTCTCCTTTCGCAGGTTGCAGGGTTTATCAGTTGTAATGGGCCGACGCGACCCTGCGTTGTTTCGCGTCGGCCCACCAAACTTTATTCGGTGGTAACTCTTTGAACTAGCTGTTCGCGTTCTTGTAGAACTTGACGTGGCTGGTTTGTGGGAGGTTACCGTCCACGCGCATTGAAGCACGGAACGTGACGAGGTCCGCACTGAATGCGAAGTCGTCCGAACGGTCCAGACGGAGGCCGCCTGCCATGCGTACGTAGTACGAAGGCAAGTGTCCGAAGATGACCGACTTGGTTGCCGAAGCGTTCGAGGCCATTGCTGGGTTCTCAAACACTGGGTAGCTCAGGACACGGTCGTTTCCGTCAGCCAACGCTGGGCTGAAGATGTACGCGCCGTTGTTGTCCTTCAGCTTGCGAACGACACCCAATGACTGGGTGTTCATCATCCAGCCGACACCAGGCAAACGACGTGCTGCACCGTCAAGGCTGTACGCCAAGTCGATGAGGTTGTCTGCGGTGAAGGTTGGACCCGAGGCTGTGCCAGTCACAGCCGAAGAGGCTGCGGTGACGATACCGAGTGGGAGCGTGGTGCCCGCACCGACTGTCAGGTCGTTGTTGACCTTGAAGCCGAGTGCGTTACCGGTCTGGGTTGCGAGGAAGGCGAGGATGTCCACGCCCGAGTCCTCGATGAGTTCACGCGACAGTTGCACCAGGAACGAATACTTGTATGCGCTCAGGGTGATGAAGCTGTTGAACGTCGGGTCGGACTCAGCGATGGCTGTGCCTTCACCTGTGATTGCTGCCGTTGACCAACCAGCCTGCGATGGGATCTGGAGGTTTTCGCCACCAGCCGTGCGGAGGGTTGTTGAGGTCTCAAGCATTGGACCGACGAGTCGGGCCTGCTCAATCACTTGGTTGTAGAACGACGTTGGAACTGGTGCGCCAGTCGAAGTCTTGACGACGTCGCGCTGTTCAAACGTGTAGCCACGGGTTTCGCCACGGGCCATTGAACGGATGACATCCGCATCAAAAGTCTGTGCCTTCTCCGTACGAACCTGGCCGACGAGGTCGCGAGTAGCGGCCTCAATCTTGGCCTCACGGACAACATCAGCCTTCAAGGCTTCGATGCGTGCCGCACGGTCGTTGAGCTCTTCGTTCATCTTGCTGTATGACGCCTCTTCTTCAGAGGTGAGGTCGCGCTTCTCTGCGGCTGCGGTGTCAAGAAGAGCTTTCGCTGCATCCCAAGCACGCTGACGCTGCTCGACTTGTCGTTGAATGTAATCGTTTGACATTGGGTGTCCTTTCAGACGTTAGGTATTCGTGGTACGCAAGG